ATTACAGTAGGGAGCTTCAAACGCCGTTTCGGTGCTGACGTTCGTAAGCTTATCAGAGAAAGCGCTATTGATGCTATTATAGATATGCGAGAGGATATGGACTTAGCTTTATATGTTGATCTTGACGATCTTTATACAGTAGCAGGGGTTAATGGACTTGGCCCCAATGGTCTAGGCTGGCTGGACAATCAAGGTATGGCTGACATGCTTAAGGATGGGACAGATCGAGAAAAGTATAACGGGGTGTTGTAATGAATTGGTTCTGGAACATGCTCATCTCGATAGATCAGTTTTTCAATGTGCTTTTATCGCCATTACTAAACTTAATCTTAAGACCCAGTGCTAGGTTTGGTGATCCAGATGAGACGCTTTCTAGTGTGTTCGGTAAGAATGGGGAGGAGTGTAAGGCTTGCCATTTTATCTGCAAGCTCCTGCACTTGATTGATCCTCAACACTGTGAACGTAGTATTGAGAGTGACAGGGGTGATTAAGGATTGGACTCATGTGATCTCAGCTGTAACCGCTATACTGGCTGTGCTTGGGGGTATGCTAGGAGTATACACCTCAACTCAGAGTAGGGTGGATGTAGCTGAACACAGGATTTCACAAACAACGAAAGTGCTAGAGCAACTAGCCCTCTCTCATACTAGACTAAGAACGGAAGTGACGAGTTTTCAAGAGAGGCTGGTTCGGAATGAAGTAAGCTCTTCCTACCTAAAAGAAGGACAAGACAGGTTGGGTAAGAGCATGACCGAACTAGCCAATGAGATTAAGATATTGAATAAGAATTTATCCAACAGGGAATAGTGTCAGGGGAAGAGTCGAGAGGCTCCTCCCCTTTTTTATGTCTACTAGAAAGTTATTTCACAAGCTCCTCCTGCACATGCTGCTTCTCCTGATAGGTCTGTGTTATCCACTTCCTCCACCACTTGGCTTAGGTCAATGGCTGTTAGGTGTTTCTCCATGTCGTAGTATTGAGCTTCTGTGATGTCCTCGAAGGGGGCTTGCTGGTATGTTCCACCATTATAAGGCAGCACACTAATACCATTATACTCATTCCGATTAGACCACATCCAGTCAATACATCCACTCCACTCATCATCCTTTAGAGAAATAGTGCAACTAACATTATGGGTGTTGTCCCCACTAACATGCCCATGACGAACCCAGTCAAGATTAAATAACCTAACTCTGTCGAGGAGAGCTTCCGGGGATTCAGTACGCAATATCGCACCTCTCGGAGCAGCTTGAGGAAAAGACAATACCGCACCCTTAGGATTGAACACGTCATCCTCCACCAACTCCGGTAGTTCCTGTAGCATGTAGTTATATAAAGCTTCATCTTTCCCCACTCTCATTCGTCTGATGTAGTAAGAATTATGCCAAGCATGTACGCCTGAACTAGAACCCACAACAAGACTACTGGTGCCACTAGGCTTAACAGTAGTGGTGCGAGCAGCAGGGTTGATACCAAGCAGAGCAGCAACCCGCTTATTTTCCTCAACAACCTCATCAGCTGCCTCCCGTAAGTTAAGGTTAAGTACAGCACCAGATCCAATGCCTGTCATCCCTACGCCAATGAGAGCCTCTCTCTCGGTCGTTTGCTTCCAGATAGGGCGTAGGTAGTGGAAGTCTGTATAACCTGCTTGTAGCGTCCCTATGAGGCTTGCAGCCTTGCTTCTAGCATTTAGGTCATACTGATCCACAACATCATCTACATTAACTTCACAGAGGTTACAGAACTGGAAAGGTCTTAGTCCTATTTCACAGCAAGGGTTGGTTCCCCACTCCTCATTAGATGTCCAGTAGACACCGGGCTCACCAGCTCCACTAGCCTCTACTATCTTCATTAGTTCGTAGAACTCTTCCTTCCCAACCTCACCCCTTGGTAGAACCACTGAGTTGTTAGCTCTTGCCCGATAGGGGCTATCTTCCCACCAGTTGCCTGACTTGCTGCGAAGCATTTCCTCATCGTCTCGGTCGAAGAGGGAGATGAGAGCTGCCCTACGTATACCACCAGCAAGAACAGCGTCAGCAATAATACAACAGATGTCATGTACTTCAATAGGGCGTAGTTGTCTTCCCTTAGCTTCGTCTAGTTTCTCCGTAAGTTTTTCTATACATGCTCGCAGTGGATCGGGGCCGGGAGCTTTTCCTCCAGTAGTAATAAGGGCCGCACCTTTCTCTCTAATGTCTCGATAGTCAAATACAGGCTCCTGCTTTCCAAGGAAGTGTGCTTCAACCAAGACTTTAATTGCGTCTGCCCACCCCTCAATGCTGTCTCCAATGAGAAATCTTCGAGCTTCAGTGAGAGTTCCTTTAACTGTTGGGAGTTTATCAACCCATATCTTTTGCACAGAGTAGCCCCCTCCAGTACCTCCAAGGAGGAGGAACATAAGCTCACTGAATCCATCAATGTGGTCGATTGGCAAGAAGGCACAGTTATAGATTCTGTTGTTCGCCACCTCGATGGGCCGCCCCCCAAACTGTAGGGAGCGCATAGAGGGCAACACTTTCTTTGCATAGACATACTTATAAGCCTCTTCTATCTGGTCTGCTATCTGTGGGTAGGATCGTTGGTGCATCTCCTTGTTCCGTGTTACCAACTCTTCCCATGTCTCACGTCTTCCTTTCTCTTCAACATACTTAGCATACTTGTTAAAGACAGTTACATCACTCAAAATTTTATTGCTCTTGTTCATTTACTCTCCTTAATATCTACTGGACGTACATGCTGGTGGTCTTCACACATAGTGTACAAGAAGCGTGGCTCCTGTTGGTTGTTGTTGTGCTTACCACATACAGCACAGGGCTTGTCACTTGGGTACCCCCACTTACTTCTATTCATTTAATCTCCTTGAAGATACTCTTCCAGTCTGTGTCTTTGTAGATGCTGGTGCCTAGGTCGATGTCCTCTGTCTGGTAGCCCCCAAACTCAACGGTCATCCTGATGTCTTGCCCACATTCGGGGTAGCCCATGTAGTGGTCATCTGCCTCTATATGGCAATCAAACTGCTCCAGCAATAGCTGTAGTGCGTTTATAAATCCCTCTCTTCTATTCACTAAACGCTCCTATAATTTCTTTATCACCACTTACAAGGTTACCACCAATAGACATGCTAGGGATTGATCTCACCCCCCAATCTTGTGCTAAGGCCATCCCCTCTTCAGTATCAATGTCTACATATAAATAATCTATGCCATTGTTGTCTAGAAAGTCCTTAACCCTTTGGCAAGGTGGGCACCACTTGGCACCCATAAGTATACTATCCACCATCTAGTTCTCCTCCCCTTCCTCTTCAGCATCTTTCCCAATTAGCTTTTCTACATCGTCTGCTGTTAGGTAGAGGTCTTTGCCATCAAGCACACTCTCCACTTGCTCCTTGTCTAAGAATCTTCCATACACTGTATGATAGATGTGAGCTAGACGTTGAGAGGTGAACTCAGCTGACTTCAGGTTCTCATTAAACTTACCATAGCTACCACCACTACCATCATGTAGCATCACCTCACAGAACTCTCCTAAGATGAATTGGTGGCAGGCAAAGAAGATGAGAGAGCCTGCACTAGCCACTAGGCCATCAGCACTCCCCACTACATGCCCCTCACACTGAGATATAGCATGTATAATCTCTACAGCAGTGTCTAGGTAGCCTCCGGGGGTATTTAAGTGGAGGATGATAATGTCTCTCTCAGTTGCATTGTACAACGTATCCAGAAGCTCTACATAGTCCTCACTGCCCTCTATCTTTCCATGAATGTAGAAGTGGTAGGTGACACCTGTTGCCTGTGCTCTTACGTAATCTTTCTCAAATAGTCTCATGCTGCTTTTGCTCCTTCCCATTCATCAAACGCCTCTATCCACTTCTTACATTGCTCACTACGCATAATGTCTTGGTAGCCAAACTCAATAGTGTGGACATTCATATTACAATAGTCAATCATCTGGAGCAGCTCAGCTAAGCCACTCCCCTTAAACCTTGGACTAATCTGTGCAATGTCTCCACACAGCACCACCTTACTCCACTTACCTGTACGTGTCAAGAACACCTTCAACTGTTGGAAGGTCATGTTCTGACACTCATCTACAATGATGAAGGTGTTGTCAAAGGTAAGCCCCTGAATAAACTCAAGAGGCATGTAGGTTAAGTTCCCATACTTCTCTAATGTTTCTTGCTTACGCTTATCAACACCATGTGCTTCAAAGTTCTGCTGGATGGGCCTCACCCAAGGATCAATCTTCTCTCGTTCAGTACCGGGCAGATGCCCACTCTCCTTAGCAAAGGATACATTAGGTCGTGTAACCAATATCTTCTGCTTCTTTCCTTTAGCTAACCAATCAATGGCAGCCCCTACAGCACCGTAAGTCTTCCCTACACCAGCAGCTCCATAGGCTATTGTTGGCATAAGTGCTTTGTCTCTTAGTGCTAAATTGTATAGTTCATGATTCTTAGTAGTCATCTTTCCACCTTATCTTTCCGTACAGTGTTTCAAACATCTCAAACAACTCTTGCCTAGTGTAGAGAACGTCTACGTTGTTTAAGCCTCTGAGAAATGTACCAAAGTTGGCCCAATCTTCCTCATGCATACATGGGACACCATACTCTAGTCCCCAAGGCTCATCAGGGACTCCCCTTATATCTATCCTACCCACACACCAGTGATTGCCATGCTCTTCGCACCACTTTTTACTTATCGGCCCCATCCAATTTAGTGAGTAGGAGTAGGGTTCATGATCCTTAGTTGTCATAAGTAGTTCCTGTCAATGTACATAAGTACTCCACACCACCTTCATAGTGTGAGTGTCAATAACTTTAGCCCCCACCAAACCTTTTCCTAGCCCTAGTAGGGCACCTGCATACCCCACGGCTTGCAGGAGGTTGTCACTCCCCCAATCAGAAGGGCTTGGGACTGGAGGGTAAGTTGTTACAACATACCTCACAAATACTTCTTCTTAAGGTAGTCCAGAGACAGCTCACAAACGTCAGCACTCCCATCTCTAACATCATTGAGCTGCACTATGCCTCTCCAATGTTTGTTCCCCTGTGGGCCTTGGTAGCGTTCCTCATGGTCATAGAAGGCACCAGCTACAATACCTAGCCTCTGTGTACCATCAGACAAGTAGTGCTTGCCCATCTTGTAGGTCTGTTGATGGCCCATGACAAAGCTATGCCCTGCATTCTTAAGCATCGTATCTATCTGACCTCCTAGTGGTGCTCCCTTAACACTATGAGGATTCTGAATGTAATGAGAGAAGCGTATACCCTCAATGTTCTCAATCTGCAAGAAAGGCACAACCTTAAAACCTAAATTTGCTAAGAAGCTATCAGTCTGATCTTCAAGAAAGCCCTCTAGGATTGGGTGCTCCTCAATTAGTCTTGGGAGACGTACTTGTGGATCATGGTTGCCTACAATGTAAGTGAGCTTTGGTCGGTACACTTTCTTCTTCTGAGACTTACGCTTCCTATTATAGTTGATAATGGGCATCATAAGTTCCATCATAGCATTATCACCAGCCTCTAGATCAGCCTTAAGCTTTAGTCCTTCAGCTTCTAGGTTGGTGTTGAAGCGACTAAGAGAGGGCATGTCCCACCAGTCCCCCATGACCACAATGTGATCTGGCTTATGCCTTACAATGTAATTGCCAGCAGCTTTGATGTGGTCTGTTGGTGTGTCTGCTCGTACTTGTGTATCAGGAATGACTAATAGTTTCATGAAAGCTCCTTGGTCTCTATATTGCGGTTGAGTTCGGCCTTAACTGTCTCAAGACCTTTGTTCTGGATGGCTAGGATTAACAATCCCACACCAGTTCGTCCTACCTCGTCTAGCTTGTTCAAGTAGTTAGCAGCGTCACGAGTACGTCCTTTCTCTTTTAGGTTGGAGATTGTGAGCAACCTGTTCCATGCTCTGTGTGAGTTGTTCTTAATGTTGTTAAAGAGGCTAAGCTCTTTGTAGTAGTTGTTAGTGTTGCTCATTTGTTCTCCTTAGCTTTACGTCTGTAAGCAGCTCTCTCAGCAGCTTCCTCTTTACTCTTCTTGTCATGGCATTCTTTACATAACAATTGCAAATTATCCTCCTCACAAAACATACGTTCTATACATGAGTCCCAACTGATCCATCCAGTGACAGGTACAATGGGTTGTATATGGTCTACAAACACATTCTTCACCCGCTTAGCTCCCTCTTTAACTGTATTGGTTACATGCTTACCACAACCAGCACACTCATAGAGACCTCTCTTAACTCTTGCATTCTTCAAGCAGTCTTGTATAGGAGCCCACTTACGTGTAGCCCCTCGTAGTTGATTCTTAATGAAGGACTTCCACTTAGCTTCTGTCCAGCGTCCTCCACAACGTGTCTTCTCTCCTGCTGGCCTAGCGATACCGCACCCCCGTAACACTCAAATAGGTCTGTCCAGACACTGGTGCGGCACCTACAGTGGCAGACACCCCAACATGACGAACAGCAATTTTATACTTAGTTCCTGTCGAAACAGAGAACACTTTAAAGGAAGCAATCACAACCTGCCCCTCGTCTTGCGCATTGTTCCTTGAAGAGTAGTTGCTGGCCTCTTGTATGACAGAGTACCCTCCCCCACTGTCTTCTAGTAATGCTACGTGTAGCTCATGTCGATTGTTCAGGTTATTGTGAGTGTGTACATTAACATTAAACTCTAACACATCTAACTCACTTGTAACCTCCAGCTCCCCTGTGGACGAGTCCCAAGAGAACCTTGTCCCCACCTCATCTGGGGTTGCCCACATCCCAACTAAATCGGAGAGTGTGCCAGTGGTGGCTTGGCCCGTAGTCCCGTCATCCTTCACTTGAAAGAAGTGTAGACTGGGGCCAGCAGATACACCAGCAACAAGAGCGTCTACCTCCTCCTCCGTATAAAAGCTTAGTGCGTCAAGTAGTTGATCCACTTCAGTTGTAGAGTAGGCATCTAAGCCCGACAACAAGGCATCAACCTCTCCCTTAGTGTATGCATCTAATCCTTGAATATCGCTGGCATTAATTGAGACAGACTTTGCCAGAGTGGTAAGTCTGCGATGCAGGCTGTTTCTACTCATATAAATCTCCAAAATATTTTCTAGCAAAAAATGTCCAGTCTAGATCCAATAACTCCACTAAATACTCATGCTCAGTCTGTTCCATTAAGCCACTCCTCATTGATCACCCACATCTTAGCACTCCCATCATCATTAAGCTCTGTACACATCCAAGCTAACTGTGCCTGCTCTAACATCTTGCCTCTCCAATCATCTCCAAACTTATCTCTATAGGCTCCACTAACGGCTTGGAAAAGATGATGTTCACTTTGTCCACCCTCAAGTAGCTCGTAAGCTCGCTTTGGCCCACATCTAGGTAAACCGGAATAGTTATCTGTTGAGTCCCCTGTGAGCACTTGACTGTAGAAAAATTTACTACCCGTTCCTGTGAGTTTGTTCTTTCCTGCGTCATATTGCAATTCTCCTAGCTTATCAACAGGAGCTGGCCCCCATTGCTGTTGTTTGGCACAAGGCCATGTAAAGTGCATTCCCTCCACCATCTTCAAGTCCTTATCACGAGAACAGATGATAGTGGTGAGGGGAGCAGCTTTAGTCTGATAGATGGCTAACATATCGTCAGCCTCCATACCATTAGCCACTACACACTCATAGTTGTCTAACATATAAGCCCTTACATTGTCCCTATGGAAAGGCTTGTCCTGCTTACGTTGTCCCTTGTAGGGCTTGTCCTTGCCTACAGCTATGCGGAAGTTCTCCTTATATACCAAGGGCTCCAACCCCTCAGACTTACGTTTCCTATTATACATTTTGTTTAGTGTAGAGTCGTTGGTGAGGAACAACAAAGGTTCCTCATTAGCCCAACACTCATCAACTATCTCCCTTATCTTCTGATCTAGCAGCTCAGCTACAGACTCGAAAGGACGAACTACTAGCTCGCCCTCCTCGTCCTTATACTGACCACCAAATGCAGCCTCGTAAACTAGCACATCACCGTCAATCAAGCATTGCATACCTACTCCCAGTCAATAAGTCCATCCGTAACAGCGCTTTCAAAGCTGTTACAGTCTGTGAGCGTGTAGCTGTCATACTCCACTTGCTCAATCTTACAAGTACCGTCCTCACGAAACACCACCTTGCCTCCCCAATCACCATGAGTACACCAAGCAGTCTGCTTGCCCTTATTATACTCAAAGTGTGTGTGATCCCCTGCTACTAGATAGTTCATCTCCTACCCCTTGGCGATAGTGTTCTCATTTAATGTGAGGCCAGCAGCCTTAGCTTCCTCATCCACCTCTAACCTATTGGCAGAGAGGACATACATCATACGACCATCAGCAGGCATAAACCACACATACCATTGGTCAACGTATGTGACAGTGTTGGCCCAGCCTTTCTCACCTACAGTGAGGTTTGGTTGACCTTCAGCATCAACCACCACCACTGGATCACCTGTTTCAATGTTTGTTTCCTTTCCCATCTACCAGTCCTCCCCATCATCAGCATCAGCAGCCTGTGGCTCATCAGGCTCACTAGAGCCTCCTGTAAGAGCTTTCTCCAGCTCACTACCAGCATACTCTAGGTTGGACTTAAGCTTGTCCTGTAGCCACTCAGGGAGGCTGTTAAACACATCTAAGTCAGGCTCATCTAAGACGAACACTTTAGGTTCCTTCTTAAGTGGTTCAGCCTTAGCTGCATCTTTAGGACGCATGGTAGACAACATCTGAATGTTATTATAAATCTTACCAGCATTCTTACCCTTACCAGCATTCTGTGTAATGGAAGCATTAGCAGGCATACCAGCCAGTGCTACAAAGTCTCCCTCACAGTCCTCATTGGGGTCTAGTGCATAGTAGCGCTGTGTAGACTTAGCTTTCTCAGCCTTGAGTGAGCGGAGTGGGATGGTTTCTGATAACCAGCGAGGCTTCTCCTCATCTGGATTACCATCTTCATCTACACAAAACTCATCTAGTAGCTCATACGTAATCATCATCTCATGTGCAGGAGGCTTCTCCTCTCCCTGCCAAGGACGTTGTGGCTGTAAGCCTAGATCAATTAGTTGTGCTACTCGGATTGGGTAGGTTCCCGGCTCAATAGCGGCCTGTTCTGGGCCTTTCTTACCACCTGTATGTGCAATTTTACGTGCGTTCAAACTCATATATTTTCTCTCTTAGTTAATTGTAAGGCTGAATCAATATCCATGCCTAAGTTTAATACCAGTTCACTTACTTCTTTCATTCTCATTTGATTAGGGCAGCTGCTATCCACCTTAGCTCCCTTACTAATATTCTCCTCTGGTAAGAGTAGTTGGTAGTTGCTTGGGTGGTCTATACCCCCTTTGGAGAGGGGATAGATGTGATCTATGTGGTAGGTGATGCCAGTGGTTGCTCTCAACTCCTCTCGCCTCCCTACCAGCTGCTTCTCCACACCCTCCCAGTGGCTACACCGTGGGACATATGCTTCTCTCTTGGTTGCTCTCCTCTTACGGCTGGCGGCTGCCCACACTTCTGGATTAGCTTTCCGGTAAGCTTTCTTGACAGCAACTCTCTTCTCCTTATTAGCTTCATAATAAGCTTTACTACGAGTAACTATCTTCTCCTTATTAGCTTCATAATAAGCTTTCCTCTCAGCAGCTACCTCCTCCTTATTAGCTTCACGATAAGCTTTCTGGTAAGCTCTATTGTAAGCAGCTATCTCCTCCTTATTAGCTTCCCTATAAGCTTTACTACGAGCAACTATCTTCTCCTTATTAGCTTCCCTATAAGCAGCCCTCTTATCCTTATTAGCTTCACGATAAGCTTTCTGGTAAGCTTTATTGTAAGCAACTAACTTCTCCTTATTAGCTTCATAATAAGCTTTACTCTGAGCAGCCCTCTTAGCCTTCTTCTCCTCCTCAGTCATTACAACCCCCTAATGAATCTGACTGTAGTTTACACCGAACTGGACATCAATGTCAAGCTCTCTGTTTAAATTTAATTCTTTGTTTGTCTCTTCAATAGCCCAGCGCAACACCTCCGCTGCCTTGTCCTTGTTTTTCTCTTTAACGAGGTTAATCGTCTCATCGTGAAATTGTCCTATTATGGGGATGTTACGTTTACGTTGATACTTAACCCACGTATCAAAGCACCACACTCCTGTGCCTTGGTTTAGTGTGGAGAAGCGGTCTTTCTCTGCTCTCAAGCTATACCATAGCTTACTAACTGGGTTGTACAGCCATTTCTGCCTCCTACATTGTTTCACTGTTTGACTATTAGCAATGGCCTCTACAGACCAATTGCGTTTCCAATATGCTTCTACGAGCTTAACACCCTCACGCTCACTAATGCCAGCAGAACGAGCAACAGTAGCTCCACCAGCACCATATACACAGGCATAGTTTGCAGCTTTGTATATTTTGCGTAAAGCCCCAACCTTCTTGGCTATCTTCTCTTGCTCCTCTTTTGGAAGTGCCTTCATTTCATCTAATGTCACCCCACAAGTCCTCCTCTGCTTTAAGCCTAGCTTCAACTGCATCTTGTAACTTATCATAAGAACCTAGATGTATCTTAACCCCATCATTCTTAATCTGAGCAGTCCACTTCTGACCTGCCTTGTGCCAGCTAACACCCTTAACTCCAGACTTGTTATTAGCTGGCAATCCGGAGTTGATAGCATTGACCTTCTTGTCTGCACCCCTTAGGTTTTCCAGCCTATTGTTGAGTGGGTTCCTGTCAATATGGTCTATAAGAGGGGGTAGGGTGCAGTGGTGCAACAAGTATATCAACCTGTGTTCCAAATACAGCTTACCTTCTAACCTAATGTGGTTATACCCTACCTCATCTACCCATCCAGCCTTCTCACCACTGTCCCTCCAGTAAAGGCTCCCTTCGTCATAGAACAACCTGCCCTTCACTAAACAGTGCAAGTCTATCAACTTACTAAACTTCATGCCTTGTACCATTTGTAAAACTCCACTTCTTCTTTAGTTAATGCCCCAGCAAACTCTGCCAACCCTAGATGAGGATCAAAGTCATCAGTACACATCTCCTTTACATAGTCAGGGTCAAAGTCCCACATGTAGTGTTGTTTTGTTCTGTCTTCAAGTGAGGACATGTCACTCCCCACTAATACATAACCCTCTGGGGCTATTAAGCAGCCACGTATGTCCTCACCATAAGGCTTATCAATCCCCGGTAGGTTAACACATACTTTATGTTTCCATCGTAGTGTGTTTGTAAGTCCTTGAACTTGAGCTTGTACATAGCCATCCTCGTCTACAGCTGATAGGAAACCTTTAAGAATACTGATACGATGGGAGATAACACTGAGTCCATCCAGAAGCTCCAAGGAGGGCTCCTTGCTATACAGACGTTTAATGCTTGGGCATATGCCTGCACCAAACGGCTTATTAATCTGTTCAATCTTTCGTACATCACCTGTCTCCTTAT